AAACTGCATAGCAGGAGAACTACTTGTTGCAGATGTAAATGTACCTCTAGCTAATGGTGAGTTATAGTATAAATTATATGATTGAGATGTTGAAAAATTAGGTATAAATTTCTTTTGTAAGAATAGATTATACTCACTTGTAATAATTGATGCATCAACGCCTTGTATTGCACTTAATAAATCATATGCATTGAATGTTGAATTGAAAGTGTTTAATGTGCTAGTAGCAAAATTTTGAACACCAGCAATTACAGCTGATTGAATTTGTGCAGCTGATAAATTAGTATTTATTGGATTGTAATAAACATTAAGATTCAATTTAATGTATGTGTAATCTGGATCAAGAATGGTTGGTGTAACAGTTACCACAGAAATTGGATCAATCACTTGAGTAATCAATTGAGATTTTTGTGCAGATGTTAAGTTATAAGCACCTGTTGGTTTTAAAGAAATAAACACTTGACCATAAACAGGCGGATTATTTTGTTCTCCACCCCATACATTAACGGCATCAAAAGTAATGCCTAAATTATTTTGTTGAATAGCAGTAATATAATCATTTTTAGTTACAGCACGATTTTGTGCTGAGTATGATTTAGGTGCTTGAAATTTAATTGATGCAATAGATTCTTTATCTGAACCATTCGTAGCAGGAATTAAAGGATAAACTGTTACTGTTCCGTAACCATTAATTGTATCTAATAATGTAAAGCTATTTGCACCTGCAGCTGCGGTACCATTTGTTGATAGGTAAGATACATTAACAATTTGACCACTTGATAAAGCTCGACCTAATACACCATCACCAAAATAGATTTGATAATTTCCTTTTGGTCCTTCTTGTGTAAAATAAACTGTAGATTCTCCTGTGAGATTTAAAAAGTCTGTTGTAGGTGAGTAAACAGTTGTGTAAGCATTAGATGATGATTGTTGAACAGTTACTTGTAGTGTTGATAAATCAATATTTGCGTCAGCAATCTCAAAAGTTGTTGTTGGGTTGCCAACGGTATCTACTGTATATGAATAAGAACCTGTTACTGCTTGTTTGATTTCTACATTAGAGAATACAGCAGTATTGCTAGAAACGGTAACAGTTGTTGCGTCTACAGTTAAAAATGTGTAATTTACGCCATCAATTGCATTAGATAAAAAACGAGTGTATTGTGGTAATGTTAATGTTGAATCTAAAACATTATACACATTCATATTGATAGTAGCAGTAGGTGCTATAGCTGAAGTTGGTGTATAATTTAATAATTTTGCTTGAGAAACAACAGAAGACCTTTGAATAGCAGAATCAAGAAACATTTCGTTTCCGACCATATTCAAATAGAAAGCATTATACTGTGTATTATATGCTAAAACATCAATCAATGTTCTTAATGCTGAACCGGTATAGTTATAATCTTTTAATACATTTTGACTTTGTAAGAACGCAATAAAATTGGTTGTTATGTCATTAAAATCAAGTGTTGAAAATTGTATGTTAGTATTAGATGCCATTATCGGTTTCTCGTAAGTAATAGAGTTACATTAGTTGGTTGTGTATTATTTCCTATAAAAAATGTAAGTCTAACAGAATAAGAATTGTTATCAGGCATTGCTGAAACAAAGACGCTTTCCAATTGCGCTCTAGGTTCATAGTTGTTTATTACATTTTTAATTTCTTCTTCTAAAGCATTTGCAGTTGCAGCTGAGGCATTTTCAAACAACAAAGCATTCATATTTGAACCGACATCAGGTTGAAACGGTCTTTCATAGAAATTTGTTAATAATAAGCCTCTGACTGAACGAATGACTGCTTGGTCATCATAACTTAAAACAATATCACCCTTACCTGGTTGTTGTTTAAAAGTTAAATCTATGTCAGAATATATTTTTTGTAAGGTTGCCATGTGTTATTTATTACACCTATACTGATGTTTTTGTTAATTTAAATTGAATCCACCAGCTGTTATTGTACCAGAAACATTTTGATTGCCGTTTTGGCTTAAATTACCATTTAAATTCATGTTACCATTGACATTAAAACTGCCACCAACATTCAAATTCATATTACTACCAACTGTTGTGTTTAAAACGCCACCAACTTGTAAGTTAGCATTTCCATTTACTGTAATATTGCAAACACCTTGTATGTTTACATAATCGTTACCTGCAATAACTTCATAGTTATTGCCTACAACCCTAGTAACTTTAGAACCATCAGGTCTCATTTCTGTATAAGTGCCTGTTCTATGAGCCAAATGAACTCTCTCATGGCCTGGAGTATCATCAAACTCCATTACATGACCAGATTCAGTTTCTTTAACATCATTATAAGGAGGAACTGCATTATAAGATGGTGATGGTTGTGACCATGTTGAACCATCAGCAGCCGGTATATTAGAAACAACTCCAGCTTGTTCTATGCCTAATACTGTTGTTGTTGCATTTTCATTACGATATAAACGACTTGTTGTTGGTTCACCTAAACGATTAGGGAATGTTGTTGGTGCATTTCCAAGATATGATGGTGAAGCTGCAACTTGAGCAGATGTTCTTTGGTCTGCAAATCCTGTTCCTGGTGTTGCCGATACGGTTGGTATTCCAGGAACTACACCAAAGTAACCTGGAAACTGACCAGACGGACCATCAAAGAATAAACCAATAACATAATCACCTTCTTTAGGTGACTTATTGACATTTGATACATTGACAGGAGTAATTGGATGTGCCCAAGGCAAATCAGCCGAAGGAATAAGTTGTAGATTTTCTGTATGCCAACCAATAATACGGACTTGGCAACGACCAAGATTTAATGGGTCTTTTCTATTTTCAACAACGCCCATCCACCATACAAACCCATCAGCGCCTAGAAAGTTATTTTTTGTCAGCATTATAATTTACCTTCTATTGTATTTTTCCAAAGTGCAGATGAAGTATCCGGTGAAACATATTGATTTGGAACACTTTCTTTAATAACTTCAACAATCATTTTATAACCATCAACTTTAATAACATGCTTCATAGCAGAAATTAGATATTTACCTGAATAGTATTTGTCTAATTCTTTACCTTGTGTTGCTGGGTCCATAGAAACTAAATTAAAATTAATAGTTGAACCAGCTGTTACTGTTGGATCACCATTCATAAACAATTTAACTTTATTGTAATTAGATAAAGATAATTGAGATGTTCTTGTTGGTATATAAGTCTCTAAAAAGATGTCATGGCTATATGCACTAGGTTTGTTTCCAATATATGGAATGTTTTTTTGGTCTTTATTTGAAGCTGCAAATTTAAGAACAGCTTGAGGTGTTTCGTAAACTTTATCACCTAATCTATTTGTTGCGTCATTGACAATTGAATATTTGTTTAATTGTGTTGAATTATTGAAATAGGTTTTATAATTGAAATCAACAATATTCCATCTTTGTAATAATGGGTCTATTGTGATTAATCTATTGGCAAATATACCTGAATTGACAGCATGAAGTGTATCAAAAGCATCTACAACTTGATATGAATTGACACCATAAAACTTTTGGTCTTGAGTTGCTGTTTTGTTATCTAAATTCTTTGGTGCGTATGTATAAGTTCTTTCAGGAACTTGTGTGAAAAGAGTTTGTAATGAAAAGAAATGGAATCCTTGTGAATCTTCAAATAAAAGCATATCAGAACCATAACTACCAGGAGTAGCTGATTGTGCATATGTAGATACCCAATTAATGGCTTCAAATGGTTTCATGTTTGGAACAATGAAACTATAGATGCCTTTAGTTTCTTCTATGTCTACAACTTTATTATTAGGATCAACTTTCAAATAACCAGTAAGTATATCATTTATAATATCTGATATTTTTTTATCTTTATATGATTTACTAACTTTATATTGTTCTGATAAAATCAATTCATCTGAACAGAAATTTAAAACATATCCTTCTGTTGTTGTATTACCAATAAGTTGTCTTGATGATATTTTATTAACTCTAAACAACATATCATTTATAAAGTCTGTTGTAGAAGCTTTAGTAAATGAGACACGAATATATTCGTTACCAATTAACTGTAATTTTTCAATCAAACCTTGGGAATCGGAAATCTGTAAGTAACCAGAAATAGAATTACTAAAGATATCTTCAAAATATCCTAATTCAACGAGAGAATTTTTTAAATCAAATGTACCACCTGGTGTTAGCAATACAAGAGTTTTGAGGTTATAATCCTGTGCATACGTTACACCAGGTTTAACGATATTAGGATTTGCCATTTTTAACTACTCATCAATGATTTAAACTGCTGTTCAAAATCTCCAACGTAAGCAGAGTTTATAATATTAA